TCAAATGGAGTATCAAAATATACTACATATCTTCCAGCTGCTGTTCTAGTTATATTTGATATATTATAAGATGATCTTATACCATCTGATGAATAACTCCAACCAGCAACTGTTCCAGTTCCAACTAAATTTACAGTGGATGTTGCATTTTGTGTATACTGAATTCTTGCTTGTGTTCCACTTATTATTTCTATTACTTCAGCTTGTACTCCTTTATTAGCAACCGCAGGTATTCCACCTAGTGAATTATATGCATTTGCAACATTAATATAAAAAGTAAGACCAAGTTGAAAATTTTGACTCCAACCAGAACCTGTAAATATTCCGGTACTTTGACCGGCTTGTGTTGTTATGCTATATGTGGTTCCTGCTACCGAATTACCTATCCATGCTCCGTTGAAATTAACCCATGCTTTACAAGTCGTAACACTTCCGCGAATGTCATTACCCCTCATGTCTAATGGAACGCTCATATCAAAGGAAGATGTGTCACTTCTTTGCATGATATTCCAAATTGGTCTACCACCACCAGTTGAATTGGTTCCATATAAAACAAGATTATTATCAGTTTGACATGCTAATCTTGGATTTGTTCCACTTCCATCTGTGAATCTTAACGCTGTGTTATTACTACCAAGTCTTATGCTGCCTCTTACGTCTAGTTTATCTAGTGGTGTACCACCACCAATGCAAGCATTTCCAGCAGAATCTATTTTAACCGTGTTTGTAGCAGCACCAATTGGTCCATTCCATATATTAAATGAATTATCAGTTGCTTCTTTTGTGACATGGAATCCAGTTGAATTATTAGCTCCAAGCTGTATTGCAGCATAATTTGAATAATTCAAATGTAAGTTTGTTGCTGGTGAAGAATGTCCTAATGCTACGTTACTACTGGTATTCCAAACTGGAGCACCTGTGCTTAATTTATCGGGAGTAACGGATCCTGCTCCAAGTTTTGCATTTGTAACTCCACCATCATTTGGAACTACTGAATTTATAACATATGGTGAATTATTATAAATTACAACAACCTTTGCTCCACTGTCAGGAGCAGATGTAAATGTAATCGTATTATTGTTTACTGTATAATCTACAACTGGTTCTTGTACTGCACCATCCAAAGTAACGATTAGTTCATTTGCATTTGTTAGTCCCGTTGAACCAGCTATTGTAAAAGAAACAGTAGAACCATTTCCGGTTAAAACGGTTTTCGTTGGAGTTATTGGAAAATTATCTGCTACAATTCTTGCTAATGACATTTCATATATTTACCAAATATATATTAATTTCAAAAGTATTTTTTAATGTTCAAAATACAGCAAAAGAAGTTTATTTCGTGATCAAGAACAAAATTGTCTCTATAAATGTGTTCTCCGAGATCAAGCATTATTGTTTTTTTCTTTTCTTCAGAAAGATTTGAATCGTATATAATTTCAAATAATTCTCTTAAAAGGTTCTGGTAATTAGATCCAAAGTTTTTTTCCTCGGAAATAACAACTTTTCTTATTTCTAATGGACTTATATTTGAACAAAGGGAAGAAAAAATATTATCTGCCAAGTTTTTAACTTGGTTTGTTTCTTTTATTGTTAAAACTCCACTAACAGAAAATTTTTGTAAATCATTGATAATTCTTCGTATATCTGGAAAGTTATTGGTTATGTATTCTACCAATCTTTGCTTTTGGTCTTCCTCTACTTTAATATTTTCCGACTTTAATACAAAACAGCACCTTTTGATACAATCATCCAAAGTTGGAATTATGTTAAAAAGTAAACATCTGGAATGTAATGGTTCAATTATCTTCTTAAAATAGTTTGCAGTTAGAATAAAACGAGTGGTGGATGCATATTCCTCCATTACGTTTCTCAGTATTCTTTGACTTTCACCAGATAACCCATCTGCCTCATCCAATATAATAACCTTCTTCTTTCCATCCAAAGAACGAGTCTGAGAAAAAGATATTACCTTGTTTCTAATAGTATCTACACCGTTTTCATCCGATGCATTTATATAAAGATATTGACACTTTAATATGTCATTTACTATAATCTTGGCAAGCGATGTCTTTCCACCGCCAGCATTTCCATAAAACAACAAATGTGGGGTGTCATCATTTATTGATGAAAAGAACTCTCTATTGTCCGAAGACAATACTAGTTCATTTAAATTTTTAGGGGCATATTTCTGAACCCACAAATCTTGATATCTGTTCATCCTTTATTTAAAAGGATAACTCAAACTTTTTTTAAATCAAGAGAATTAACCTTTCAGAAGTTCTTTTCCAGAAAATGAATTGTTAATTTCTCCCAATGTGTCATTTGGGTTTGGTGTTTTAACACCTTGATTCATTGAAAGCCAACTGATAAGCTCTTGAACTTTCTCATTATCAATATAAAATGTACCTACTCCTTGAATTGTTACTTGATTCATGTTACTATTTATACTAAATATTCAAAACATCAATAATTATGAGTGACGAAATCGATTCAATTATACAAGAACTTAAAGCAGATGAAATTGCACCAACGTTTTTAACAAGAAAGAAAGAACCAGAATCTGAAAAACTCACAGATGAAAACGTAGGCGAATACGTATACAAAAAATCATCCGAATTAGTAGATTCTACTTTAAGTGCAGTACAGTCTTTGAAAGACACTGTATTAACAGGAAGCGATCCAAAAGAAATAGCTGCTCTATCTACTTTGATAAATGCTGCAACAAAAGCACTTGATCAACTTAATAAAATTAATCTTCAAAATAAACAAACTAAGAGCAATGAGGAAATGAAGAAACTTGAAATAGCAGCAAATAGCAAAAAACCAGTTCTTCCTAATACCACGAATGTTCTTATTGCAACAAGAGACGAAATAATGAATCAGTTGTTTGATAAACCAAGTAGAAGAGAAAAACTTCAATTGACAGATTCAGAAATTATTGAGCAATAATTTTTTTTATTTATTTTTAAAAAGAGAAAACCCACTAGCATTTCTACTAGTGGGTTTTCTTTGATTGTACTACGAATTACACTATTAGAGGTATAAACGACCGTTGTCTTGAGCGACATTGGCAGTTCCAAGACCAGAAACGATGATAGTATGGTAGTATAAGTTAGCACCGAAGATATGATCAACAACACCGTAACGAGTCATAAGACCTACTCTTGGCGAGAAGTCGTTAGGACCAATTGTGCGCTGGATCATAACTGGGATGTATGGGCAATATACAATACCTGTATCATAGTATTCTGTTCCTTTGTAACCTAAAAGAGCGTACTCCAAAGCTGCATTTCGCTGTCCGGCAAGATACTGAGCGTCTGTACGTGTGTCGCGGTAAACGGTGAAACGTCCACCCAATGTACCAACTTTGGCAACGCCTGTTGGCTGGGTGTTAATGTTTCCGTTTACTGGCATCCACTGAAACTCGGGCAACATCTCAAGGATTGCGCAAACGCGAGGTGTAGCGATAATGAAATTAGCACTACCACGGCGGTTACGAATTGCGATGCGGTTAGCTTCGACAATTACCTTTGAGTAGAAGTCACGGTTTCTCTCACCCAACCAACGTGCGTCGGCTGACTGAGCGTACCAGAACGAGTATCCTGTTCCTTTACCAGCATTGAGACAGACTTGAATCATTCTGATAACCATTTCACGGTCGATTTCGGCCTGAATTTCATACGACATAGCGTTTGTTAATTCAGAGTCGATATCTAAACCATTCATGTTCTTCAAGTCTTGTTCGAGTTCAACAGACCAGCGAGCGGCGAGGCGGCGTGTACCGGCTTCGACTGCTGTCTTGCTGAATTCTACAGTAACTTGAGGAATGTTACCAGTCAACTCGAAATCTTTGAGCATAGCAGCAACACCACGATCAGAACCAATGATTGAAAAATCATTATGGCCTGATAAGAATGTTGAGCTTGTTCCTGTGAATCGAGTATCCAAGTATTGATAGCCTAATTCGGCGTTGTCGGATTCTCTGCGGTCAAGACCGTTAGAACCAGATGTAGTGGAACCTGTGGCATAACCATCAAGTCCATTTGCACCGAGACTATCTGCCTCATAGCGATAACGGAGAGCGAAAGCTAAACCGACTGGGCCACTCATTGGCTGTACGCCAACAATCTCATTTGTGATAAGCTCAGGGAAAGTTCTGCGAACCATTGGGATAAGAATCTTAGGTAAGCGAGAGTCTCCTGTTGCATATCTATCACCGGAAACCACATTGCCGTTGTTGCCGTAGATGTCTCCAGATGCAGGGGATCCGAAAACCCCACCAGCACCAGCGACATTACTACCGGCTTCTTCAATACACCAGCGTTCTTGGTTTTCCATGAGGATTGCAGTAGTTAAACGAGCATGTTCGTCTTCGATTGCAGAAACCTTATCGGAACTGTAATTGAGGACTGGTGCCCATTTTTCTACAAGCTGTTGGGCGCGTGAGCGATCAATGTAGCCTGTTGATGGATTAACTTTTCTCATAATTTGTTCTCCTATGGATAGAATACGAATTAAAAAGGAATTACTTCCTCATTAATTCATTCAGATATTCGTTAACAGGACCAAAGTCGCTGTCGATATTTGTAGCGGATTCTGTTACAACTTTTTGTGGAATAACTTTAGCATCACGGCTTACAGCCTTTTGCTTTGCTTCTTTCACAAGTTCAGTTGTAGCTTCTGATTCGCTACGTTCGAACATCTCAACAACATAGTTAAAATTCTCTTCAATATAAGAACCGTTCTTGTCGTTCAATAACTTGAATATAAAGTCTTTTTTGACTGATGGCATTCCTTTAGTTTTTTCTTCTAAAAGGATATGTGATTCCATCTTATTAATCTTTTCTAAGAGAGTTTCATTCTCTTTATAAGATTCATTCAATTTTTCCGAGAGTTCATCAATTTTTGTTTTACCAACGCTAATTGATTCTTTGATTGATGAATCAACAAAATCTCTGTCGATTCCAACCAACTCACGGATAGTATCAAGCTGTTTACGAGCATATGTGTTCGCAACAGCTTCTTCTAATTGTGTCTCTGGTAAAATTTTTTCCAGATACAAGTCCAAATAAGTGCTGACCTTTTCAACAATATTATTTGTAAAATCTTCGGCTTTTTCTGATAAAGCCTTTTTATAGAAACTAGAAATCATTTCTAATTTTTGTGTATGATTTTCTGTAATGGCTTCAACAACTTTTTGTAATTTATCAGAATGGTCGCTGTCAATAGCTTCCAATAATTTTTCTAATTTACTAGCATGATCATCATCTTGTTTTGAAAGAGCACTTTCAACTTCCAATTTTGTTCTTGATTCTACTTTTTCGTTTACAGCAGCTTCAAATGCTTCTGTGATTGCTTTTGCTGTTTCTTGATCGATTACGCTTTCATCGATTTGTTTAAGTATTTCAGAAAAATCTTTCATGTTATATATTATTATTTACCTTTCTTTGATTACAAATCATTACATTTTTTCTTTTTTAAAAACATCGGATGATTTTTCTTTTTTATCATCGCACTTTTCTTTTTTCTTCTTGTTCTTTGAAGAAACTTTTTCGTATGTTTTCTTAATCTTTTGTTTTGTTTTTTCCTCAACGATTTTTTGCAAATCTTTATTTGCATCGGAAAATTTGTCTTCACAAAGATTTGTTAAAAATTTAGAGATGAGTTTTTTTAATTCCATATAGTATTATTTATCTAATTAAATTTACAAATTAAATAGTTTTTAATTTATTAATAAAATCAATTAAACACTCTTTTAAATATTGCTTCGAATTATGCTTAGGAAGATTTGAAATCTTCTTTTCAAAATTTTCATAAAATGGTTCTAATTCACCATTGTCACTTAAAACCCATTGCTTTGATTCTAATATACCATTTACAAATGCAGTTGGAACAGATGGGTCAGCAACAACATCAATTGCTACCAATCTAAAATCAGAAACCATTCCAACGCCACTCTTATTTGGTTCTACTCTACCAAGTGCTCTCGAAGAAACTCCAAGTTTAACACCGTCCATAATAAGTGATCTAACGATCTGTCCCATTGGGGTTGAAAGGATTTTTGATGTTCCTTCAAAAATGTCGCCATTTTGTTTTAATTCTGTAACTAAATGACAAGCTCTTTCCAAATTAACTTCTGGTGAAGTTGGATGATTTAATTCACCAGTTGCTCTATTGTTTACAATCATTTCAGAAGTATAACGATTAACTTCTTCAACCATTTGTTCTAGTGGGTAGACCCTGTTGTTTCTATTTGGTTTGTTTGCCATTAAGAATGGTCCTTTTACCTTTAATGTTGATGGAGCATTCCTATTTTGCTCCTCAACCAAATATTTTAATTCGTAACAAGGTGATTCGACTAATAGATTATAAACATTGCTCATATATGATGCTAATAATTACTTACACGGTACAATATCAATTTAAATGTTTTTCATTTAAAATTATAAAAATATATCCCTTTCTTCCGCACCAATCTTTTGCTGCTGCCCATTTTGCACAATTTATTGCATATGTATAATTCTCATACAGAATAGTTTTTTGTTTTTTCTTTGCTGATATAGTTGGTGGTTTAGTTTGTCTTTCTGGTTTTACTTCTATTAATAATTTTTTTATTTCTCCATCTTTTGATTTTAGTTTTGCAACAAGATCAACAAAATATCTATGTGTTTTCCCGTCTTTAGGAGACACATAAGGTATTACAACTGATTCAGAAGACCAACTTAATACGTTTGGATTATTATCCAAATAACGAAAAGCTTTTAGTTCCAATGAACTTCTATATACTATAGCACCTCTACCAATATATTTATTTTTATTTTTTGGTTGATAAATTCCTTGTGTAAAATTTGGATTTTTTCTTGTGAATTTATTCATTAGCCAATAAAGAATCTTGTTGGAGAACGATCTACCATATCGCTCATCAATTCTTTTTCAAGCTCGTCTTTTTCTTTTTCACCTTGTCGTAACAAATCAGCAGCATTAACTGTTTGTCCTCCAAATAAATTTGTTCCAGAATATTTTCCACGAACATGTCCGATTGTTATTTTTGTCAATGCCAAAGTATAACGATATACCCAAAGTTGGGACACCAAATATTTTATTGGTTTTTGCATTTTACAGCCAATCAAACCAAAATACGTTTGTGCTTTACTTGGTTCTGGAATAATTTTTAAAATTTGTGTATCTGGATCAAATCTTAAATATGGTGTAAGTGCCAACATTTTTTCTCTTGTATCCAGCCAGTTTTTTAGTGCATACCAAGTAACTAAATCATATCCAACATTACCAAGTAAGTGTCCGAAATATGCCTGTTGAGCAATCGTGTGTTCAATTGTGAAAAGAGTATTGACACCAGAATTATTTCCTTCATTGAAAGAAAATACATCAATAACTCTTCTGTAATCATCCATGTCAAAATCAACACCACCACTTAAATTTGGCATTAAACTATCTGGATTTGAATTAAACATTTCGGGTGAAGTGTTAAACAATCTTCCAATTGGAAGACCATATCCACTGATATATAAATCTGATCTAAAAATTAAATACTCTTCTGTTTCTCCTGCAAATTTTGTAAAATATTCAATAGCAATATCAATTAATTCATAAATCTGTTCACTGCTTATTTCAATTTGAACAAGAGGCTCTCCCAAGGTTCTCCTAATTCTTTGTGCCAAGTGATCATAACTTTTAATCTGTGAATTAAAAGTAGTACTACCATGAAAAGAATTAGGTAAAACGGGTTGGGTTGGATAAGACATATATTATATTTATATGTTATTAGTATGTGGAATTAATTTACTTGCTTTCTGAACACCTTCGTTAATAACTTTTTGGTTGTTGATAATTTGTTGTAATGTTCCAGTGGTTCCAAATTCTAGAATATTTCTACCTGTTGTGATAGTATCAGAATATAATAAAACAGTTCCAGAAACATTAACTCTAGCATAGATAGTTCCAGAATATGTTACTCCTTGTACTATACTTCCATATTTAAATCTACTAATAGTTCCAGTTAATGTTTCTCCAGCATTATTGTTGGCATCTCTGTCACCTTCTGATGGATAAAATGTAAAGGATGTAATACCACCCAATATGTATTCACTGTCCAAGTTATTCGCACGTATTTTAACATCGTCTGAATATGTTGTTCCGTTTACTGCTGAAATGGCACCTGTTGATGCAAATATAATTTCTTCTGATAATCCAGATGATTTTAAAGTTAATAAATTTGAAGAACTACTGTAGTTTAATAATGTACTTGCTGTTGCATCAAGTGTTACATTTTTATTAATTGTAATTGATCCAAATGCTTTACTATAAAATGGAACATAATCAATACCAACCGGAGTAGTAGTCCAATAATTTAAATAATTGTAAATTTTTTCCGATGTATCCAAGTTTAAGTATGTTGAAACAGTTTGAGCATTTGAAGTAACAAATGTGTCCGGTGTATAATTTGGAGATATTGTAATCGTTGCTCCAACACTCGGATTAACAACAAAACTATCTTGGATGAATTGATATCCGTAATTTGCAATCTGATATGTCCATGTTCCTGTCGCATCAGATGGTAATATTATTGCACCATCTGTATTTTGATAATATTGCCTTGCCCCTGTATTATCGTAGATAGCCAAATAACCGCCTTGTAATGTAACGTTGAGAATAGTTGGAATGAAATCAGCAATTTCTGCATCAAGAGCGTTAGCAATAGTTGAATTTGTTTTCTTAATTGTAACGATACCAGAACCATCATTTTGAACGGTATCCATCGTACAATCTGTATATTCAATGGTTGTATTAGAATTTGTATTATAAGCTAATGTTCCTTCCATATATATACCAGACAAGCTAACCGGTGTTGCTTGATAGACGTTACCGTAAATGTCTATTTCTCCAATTGTTGAACCACTGGAAAGATAAATGTTACCGGT